GTCGAATTCGACGGGTTTAAATTTCGGGCGGTTTTTCGGGCACCTCCGGCAGTCCAGCCACACTGGTCAGCATGGACAGCAGGCCAGCCAGCATGGACGCGGACGCGACCAGGAGCCAGTCCACCTCCTGCAATGCGGCGGTGGTGCCGATGGTGGCAACGGCGGTCTGCGCCACGGTTTTGATGGCGCGGATGGCGGCGGCATGGAGCCAAGTCCAAAAATTAGTTTTCATCATTGAAGTAATCCTTTCTTTGATTGTAATTTTTCGTTTCATTGCTATCATTTGAAAATCACGTTAATCAGGTAGCCGACCACGCCGCCCAGTATCAGCGTGCCTAACGCCCATTTCGCCTTGTCCCACTTCTGCGCGGGTTCGCTAACATGCGCGTCCAGCCTGTTGTCAATGTCCTCAATTTTTTTTGCCAGTTTCTGGTCGAGTTTATCCAGGCGGATGTTCAGGTCGCTGAAACTCTGTTTGGTGTTATCGCTCCCCGTTGTCAGCCTTTCAATCATCAGCCGGATGTCCTGAACCCCAGCCTGTGTTTTCTCGAGGATGACCAGCCTGTCCTGGATATACGCCTGCCGCTCGTCCAGGCGCTCCGTGCGTTGCTCCAGGGCGATTACCCTGTCGCGGATTTCCTCCACAGTCATTTGACGCCTCCCAACATGGCCTGGACATCCTGCACCACGCCCTCCAGCCAGGAGCGCGGTACCAACACCAGTTCCACGTCATCGTTGGCCGGCGGGCCGTTCTCGAGCGCGTTGTCCAGCGCGTTTTGGTCCTCGGGTGTCCAGATGCCGGTCACGGGCAGGCCCTCATCGGCCTGGAACTTTCGCACGCCCGCCTCTGTGGCCGGGCCGAATTTGCCGTCCGCCTTTGTGTTCTTGCCCACGTCATAGCCCAGCGCCATCAGGCCAAGCTGCAGCTGCTTAACAGCCTCGCCGATGCTCCCCTGTCTTAGCGTCGTGTCCATGTAGTCATCCTCATCTTTCTGCGCCCAAAATGGTGTCAAAATGGCGTAATGCGACCAGCGGCGCTTGTCGATGGGGTTATCGTGCACCCCTTTGCCGCCATAGCCACCCGCCTGGATTACGCGCCCTGCGCCGTCGTACAGGCCGGTGTGCGCCATCACCAGGTTGGTCTTGGTCTTGTCCTGGTTAAACAGAAAGGCCACCTTGTCCATCGGCAGGTCTTGAATAGGCCCGCTCTCACCAAAGTAGGCATACTGGTGGGAGACGCCCTCGCTTTTTCCGCGCAGCCATTGGGTGGTGGCTCCGTGATACCAGTCCAGCCCAATTTGCGCCACGGCGCGTTTGGTCAGCCCGGAGCAGTCGAAGCTGTCAGGACCACTCTTGCCAAACACATAGGGCTTGCCGACCTGCAGCCGGGCGAAATCGATTATTTTGCTCACACGATCACCTCCTTCCAAATGTTGTCATACACCCCGGCCGCGCCCGGCTCCCACACGTTGTTATCGACCATGCTAATCCACGTCTTCCCGCCGTGCGTCACCTGTACATCTTTAGCGTAGCTCTGCCCCTGCACCCACGCCTGTACCGCGCCAGGCGATTGGATGCGCGTGTACAGCGCTGCCGTGTTGACGCTCGGGGGATGCTCTGCCGTGTGCGCCTGCTGGACACGGTATAGCCCGCCATCGTGCTGGATGCGGTCATTAGCTTTGAGCGCCATGCCCTCCATCCACACGGGATAGAGGTCGGGGTGCTCTACGGCAATATCGTCCGGGAGGGCTTCAGCAATCTCCGCTAACTTGTCTTTGAGGACTTCCGCTTCCGGGGGTTTGTACAGGACAAGGGAGTGCTCAAGGAACTCCGTGTATCCGTCCTGCTTGTACTGGTCGATTAAGTCCTGGGGCGTATCGAGGAGTATCTTGATTGTCTCAACACGCTTTCCGTTTACAGTTCTGTTCTCTCTTATCATATCAATACCCACGCTCCATTCGATTTGACGTATAGCCCGCTTGTCGCCCCGCCGCTCGTTGCGCCTTTAAGTTTCGCGTTTGTTCCGCCCACGAGCGCGGAGTTACCTTCGTCCA